GACATTATGGAGGAAATAGTTTCTAGCGGAAGACGACCCGTACACTGCAGAAACAACATAGGATGTTCCAGTGGTAGCGCAGTCCCTAAATGTATTACTTTCTACCAGCGTATCAATACAGTTTGTAATACTAAACGTAAGGCCAGAGTAGTTAGCAAAGAAGTTGCTGCGTACCCTTGATTTTTCACATCTAACAAGTTCAATGCCAGGTGACGTTGCTGAAGAGAGAGATGCGGAGTTGCAGAAGTTGCCAGTAATATTAAGCTCAACACAATCAACAGCAGCCACTAGCGATCCTGGATTCGATGCTCCATATGGAAGCGTATGATTACCAGAAACAAGGATGCGGTAGATATTCTTAGTGCCAGAGGCTTTGCCATCCAAGCGTATTGCATTGGTAAAACCGCAGAACTCATTATCTCTGATAACAATATCGCGGATTTCTTGAGAAGCAGGGGCCGTACTTCCAGCAAACTGCACGGCATACTTAGTGGTTGCTATGCCGTCTTCGTTTGTAAAGACATTACTAAAGATCCTAGAGTTACCAGTGTAGTAACCAAGGTATATGCACGCACCTGCCACCCCATCCCTTGAGTAGAAATCGTTTCCGATGATGGTTGAATCTCCACCACCATTCACAAAGTACAGGGCATTGGTACACTTAAAAGTGTTCTCTCGAATCTTTGCAACGCCATAACCAGTATATTCAATGCCACGAGAAAGGTTCCAAAAACGATTTCTTTCAATAGTGACGTGCATTGAATAGTTGGATTTTAGGCCTGAGGTGGCGAGGCTATTACCATCAAACCCAAGGCCCTCCACTTTTGAGTAGAATGGGCCAATATCGGAGTCAGATGTATCAAAGATAAGCTCCACCATTGACGCCATTGAGCTTATGGCTTTCAGGGTTGGCGTACCTAATCCAAGAATATATGCAGAAGTGTTGTCTGTGAAATGGATATCACTGGCCGGTGATGTATCTGTAACGCCAAGATCTCTGGTAACTTTAACGGTAATCGTAGAGCTAATGCAATACGGTCCAGGACCTTCAAATAGAATCTGTTTGCCATACTTCATGGCCTCGTTTACCGCTGCCTGAATCGCAGTCGTATCATCCGTAACCCCGTCCCCAACCGCTCCAAAGTCCTTGACACTTACGACATCACGGAGTTTGCTTCCAATAGAACGGGTTACAGCACCTGTACCTGACTGGACAAATGAGAGATCATCAGAACTGGTAGTACTGTTCTGAACAAGGTTATTGATGCAGACCACATCAACAATGTCACCAACGGTAAGAGCCACACCAAAGGTGATCGTCGTACCAGCAGTGTTGGTGGTGTAGTCAGCATTGATCTGTTGCAGAGCACCATTCAGGTAGACCTGTTCTCGATTAGGAACAAAGCTCAGGTTATTACCGTAGCTACCAGCACCAGAGAAGACAGTCTGACCAGCAGTTGCTACCTGACGCCAACGAGTGAAACCAACCTCATCAATAACACCATAGTTGGTCTCCATGTAGCCTTTGGTGACCACATCAGTAGAGATAGTAGGAACGTAAGCTGCATCCATCTCACCAGATTGGCGATCAAGATAGCGAGCCTTTACTTCCTGGGTGCTATACAGGTTCTGAGTGAAGTTATCGTTCAGATCAGTAGCACGGATAGCAGAGCCTGGATAAAAGGTAGCAGCCAACGTAGAGTCATCGGTATCCCGATAAATACGAATGGCTGCACCATTAGCAGGAGCTGTATTGAACGATACAGTGGTAGCGTTGGCTAAAGTATATGCAGTTGTATCTACACCGTTAAGGCTAACCTTAATATCGGTAGTTTCAAGATATGGGAAAGTGAAGGAATAGTTCGTTGTGGAACCATTCCCTGTGTATGTATTCTGAGTAACGGCCATCTAATAGTTACCTGTACATTTGAGTTAATCGCTCGATCTCTACCTTGCGGCGATCAGCAGCACGAGCAGCGTCATCTACACGACCCTGCTTCATATAGTTCTTATTACGGATGGACTCTTGGATGGAACGCCACATCGGTTCATTATCATTCTGAAGACGTTGTTCAGCAGCAACCTGTGCCTTACGCATGATGTCATTCATCACGCTATAGGTCTCTAGTTGTGCTGCATCAATCTCTTCAGACGGCCTGCCTTGTACACGCATAGCACGTACACGATCTAGTTGATCATTGTACTTCTTATTCTTGCTAAGCTTGTCAAACTCCTTCCACAACTGCATCTCTCCGATGTACTTATAGAGGACTTCACGTTCAGCTGGGGTGTATTCATGGTTACCAGTTGAGTCCTTACGAATCATCTGGACACCATCCCAACCACTATCAATCAACCATTGACGCCACGGTTCTGTACCTTCACTAACCTTAACTGGATTAACAGCGTTGATAGCACGAAGAATAGGATTATCAATGTCGTTAAGTGGTTTACCGGTATAGATGTCGATCTGTTCAGGAAGGGTGCTAGCAAGACCAGGGATCCTGTTCTTGACATACCCAATCATGTCGTTATAGATGTCCTTCTGAGAGCTAGTGATGGCATTATTCACCACACTCAACGCACCAGCCAGTGGTACAGCAGACCTGACTTCATTGGCCAACATACGAGAGATCGCTGTCTCATCACCGTTAACAACGGAGACAAGAGGTTCAAGACCAGCAGTCCATGTCTTATTGACAAAGGTTGCTGAAAGTGTCCATGCAATCTTGTCTACAACATCTTGAGTAAGAGCAGAGCCAATATCTCTAGAGTAGTAACCAAGATCACCAACCAA